AAGCTGAGATAAGTTAGATTTGCGCTCAGGAGATTGTTCTTTCTCTACAATAAAGTCTTGTGGGACTTTAAGGGCTGCTAGAAGTTTATCACGGAAGTACTTAACATCGTCTGTCTCACCTAGATTTTGAGCTCCAGGTAGAGTTTCGATTTTAGTACCATTTCCTTTACCTTTTACAGGTACAAAGAAGTCTTCGTCGGTTGACAAAGGATTATAACGCTCGTTAATCTTACCAGAGGTAGGATCAAAGAATTTCTCTTTCTTAAACTTCTGCTTAAGACGTTCCATGAACATCTCTACTTTAGATGTAGGGAGATTACCAGTATCCACATAAAATACACGACGCTCAGGAGCTCTAGCTAGTCTATAGATTAGCATAGCATCTTCCATAAGCTTTAAAGATCTCCAAGCATTAATAGCTGGGAACACAATAGATTTACCGTATGGGTAAAAATTAGGGTCTGATGTGTGGATACGGAAGTGTGAAATTTGATCTTTATTAAGATCTAAAAATTTACCGGAGCCGTTCGTGGTATTATTAGCATCCATCATACCTCCACCAGAACGAATATCAGGAACCTCTTGCATAAACTTTTGAAGATATCCATACTGATTTTCTACTCTGGTAACATAATTAGGATTTAGAATTTTAAGTCTTTGTATGCCCGCGCTAGTATTATTCAAATCCACAATATTCTCTACAAAACAATCTCCATATTTCGCAACATTTCTAAAGATATCCCAGATATATGTTTTTAGATTTGTATTTTTTATAAAATTTTCTACTTCAATTTTAATCGCTTGGCTTCCTGAATTTATATGGAGAATATCTCCATTTAGGTGTTTTTGAGTTCCATCATCTGCGTAAATATCTAATGCGGCTCCAATCTCTGGATATTCGTCCATCTTCTCATAATCACCGTACCTCTTCTTTTTATCGTACTCAATTTGAGGCATATGGACCATACCTTTACTGATACCGATTCCAGGAAGATCTGAAAATAAATCAGTAGCTTTAATAGTATCACCAGCTAGTCTCCCACCGCGCTTTGGTTTTCTTCCCCGGGTGGAAAAGAACTTACCGAAAAATCCTGATGATTTCCCAGTTGCCGCATTCAACTGTCCCGTATTATTAGGGTTAGGGAATGATGTAATCGATTCGTTTAAATTTTGATCCTTGTCTATTTCAGAAGCCATGATGTGTCCTCGTGTGTCTCACTATTATTAGATACCCTTACCATATTAGGTATTTCTTGTTTTGTTTCCTTTTCCTCTCCCTTACCCATCTCAGGAGGGAGTCCTGTAGATAAATCTACAGATACTAAAGCCGCCAATCCTAAACTCATAACCAAGTCATCGTGATATCCTTTGTCAGCTTCAATCTTACCTGTATCGGTAATAATAAATGTATTTAACTCATCTACTGTTCGTTCCGAGTTAATTCTAAATCTAGAAGTACGTAAAGCTTCATCTAAAAAGCTTAGAACTTTTTCTCTTGCCTGTGTGGACATTTGAAATCCAAATTCTTGCTTTTCATCCATCCAAATATTTTCATATTCAAGTCTTTCGAATAATTCTTGAATAAGAGGTATGCCTAGACCGTTTCTCTCTACTACAACATGAGCTAAATTATAATCATTTCCCACATCGCTAATAGCTCTCGCAAATTCCGCTAAAGCTGTTTTATTTGAATAAAATTCAGCTACTTGCTCTCCGTTATACAGGTTAATAACGTGAAATGCTGAATAATCTTTACCTCTTCCATATGAAGCATCTGCGGCTAAAATATATTCTGCATAAGGGTCTGGGTGCTTCCAAATCCTTAGATGCCCGGAAGTCCTTACACTGTACTCACCTACGTGAGTAGCATTCAATCTTTTTAAAGTATCTCTATCTATAAATGTATCTCCAGTACCTAGAAAGGAACATTCAAATTCCTGCTCAAACATTCTAGCTCCAATAATAGGATAATTCTTCCTATACCATTCGTCAGTATACTCAGGATGCTCCCTCCAATGAATATCAATCGGATTAAAATCATTTAGGTCGTCAACCGCATCTCGATACAGTTCGTAATATAAATTAGACATTCCATTTACAGTAGAAATTAGAGTAGCTTTACCACCGGTAGCAATTGTAGGATATACAGCAGCCCAGAACTCTCGCATCTTATCAATAAACGCAGCTTCGTCCACAATCAGATGAGATACAGATTCTCCTCGACCCGCACCCGCAGGTTGAGACATTACACGGCTGCCCGTGGTTAAATGTAGCTTATGAGCGTTTTTAGCTAATATATTAGGTTTTAGCCATAATGGCAGGTCATCATACATAAGTTTAACTCTTCTTAAGAAAGCAGTAGATTCACGGTCACCAATGGACACTACCATTACATTATGATTTTCTTTAAATATAATAGACCACAATGAATAAGCGGCACAAAGTGTAGTAGCTCCAGCCTGTCTAAATTTTCTAAGGATATTAAAACGCTCTTCATGAACTTCATTTAAAATTCTTGTCTGAAAATTATACAAATTAAAAGGAATTATCCCTTTAATAGGATGCTCAATATTTACATAGGTTTTAATAAAGTATTCGGGAGATTCCGAACACCTTTGTATTTCATCGACTATATCTTGCTTACTGACCATAATTTATATACATATGAGAAAAATCGTACTTATTCCTTCTAAAACTCCGTCTATACCTCGTCCTCTCGTAAACTACTTTGAGAAAGCAGGTTGGGAACTTTATGTTATGGATGGATGTTCTAGTATATTTGAAGCCTACGAAAAAGGTATTGATAAGGCAGAGGTATCTGCAAAAGACTACGTGGTTATGTGCCATGACGATATTCATATACTTACCAATCCAGAGGACTTCAACAGTATAATAGAAGGTTTTTTACAAAAAAATAAAATTGGTTTCCTTGGAGTTGCAGGAACTAGAATATTCCAAGAATCTTGTGTATGGTGGGATGGGATGCAACACCCTGGACAACAGCATTTATCAGGGTCTGTATATCATGGAACTACTTTGATGAATATGCAATCTACGCACTATGGGTCTACGGGAAGGGTAGTAGCTTTAGATGGAGTTTTTCTTGCGTGTAAAGGAAGTACCTTACGTACTATAAAATTATCTAAACCCGATGATTTTCAAGGTAATTGGGATTTTTACGATATGTACTATACTTTACAGGCTCATATGCGTAATATGGATAACTACACTATACCCCTGCAGATTTTTCACAGGTCTATAGGGGAGACTGCAGGTAAAGGTTCTTGGCACGCAAATAAAGAAGCATTAAAAGCTAGATTATGGACTAAATTTCCTATAGGTCTTAATTAGAGTAATTTAGAAATATTACGTCTTTTTTAATCTCATTTAACTTTTCGTGTATCTTTTCTTCCTTACTAGTTTTGAAACTACCATAAACAGATAATATTAAATCCGATCTATCAATAATAAAGTCTTCAGATAATTGTTCTAATTTTAAGTAATTAAGCATATTGGCTTGAATATTATTTATAACTATTAGGGATTTACATTCTTGAACTGCTCTTTTAAGAAGAACTTTATTTTTTTTGTTAAATCTATTAAAATGTCCTTTACTAGGACTTACCATAATAAAGGGTATTCTAAGATAATCTAAAATTGTTGTTAAATGTAAGGATACCCCTGCTGATGGAATAATATACACTAATTTAGGATTAATTGATCTTAAAACTTGTACAATCTGCTGTATAGCAGCAGTTCGAATTTCTCGTCCTTCTCCTTTTTTAGCGTTAATGAATGTAGAGGTTCCGAAAATACCAAGAATGATATCATCTCCCTCTATCTGAAATGGTTCGGTTGTATACATCTCATATTATCTATGGTTTTCGATTAGTGAGGTTTTCTAGAACCATATATAAATTAGGAAAACATTATGAACCCAGTAGACCCAAAATTTGTAAACTCGCTCATGGAGAATATCTATGGCAACGATGAAGACTTAGTAAAACACCAATCCTGCGAGGAGGCAGAGAAGGCTGTAGAAAAGCATGCTAAATCTATGGATACCTTCGGAGTTCCTAAGAGTATAGGTAATGCTTGGAAAGCCCCTAAATCCCCACAACCTAAATCTCAGAAACTAGAAGATCACGCTGAAGAAGAAAAATCTCTTACAGAGTCAGTAGACCCTATGGAAGAGCGTGTTACAAATCTTGAAAAAAGTCTAGTAAATCTTCTAGAGTCTCTTAAGTCTGTAGTATCTAATATTAATGAAGAAGGTCCTTCTGATAAAGAATTGGATGCTATAGAGGATGAAGAGCCAGAGAATGCCCAAGACACTGCAGTAGGAGCTCAAGGAGAAGCCGCAAAGTCAGGAGATAGAGTTCCAGTAGGTAAAAGAGGTGAAGGTCAGACAGCGGACTTAGACCACGTACTTAAAGGTGCTAAGCCAGGTCATCCAAAAACACAAGAACTTAAGATGAAAGCTAGAGGTCATAAACTTACTAAGAAGCAATTAGCAAAGAATAAAGGTAAAATGCCTAAGCAACTTAATAAGAAAGAAATTAAAGATATAGCTCAAGACAGTTAAATAATCTACTAAAAGCAAAAACCCTACTAAGAGTAAAATCGTTAGTAGGGTTTTTTAATGGGATTAGATACCGTATTAT